CAACTTGAGCTTGGCCAGGAGTTTGAATAGGTTGGACAGTTGTGTCAGTTGTGTCAGTTGGTAAACTCGGTAAAACTTCACTGTCAATAGATCCACCACTCACTAAAACTGTATCAGTATCAGCATAACCAAATCCTGTATTCTCCACAATAACACGATCTAATGTAGTTACATAAGAAATTGCACCATCATAATTTGCATTTGGATCTGGCACAACTTCTTTTACAACTAAATTTCCATTTTCATCACGAGTTGTATCCGTTGTGTTTGGTAAAAACCCTTGTCCAGAGTTTGTCATAACAACACCAGATACTCCAAGAGAAACATTTCCATTAGGATCTGTCACTTCACTCATAATTGGATAACCCCCAGCTCCAGATCCGTTATCACATCCATCAACAAATGAAATTAAAGGTGGTTCTCTAAATCCAAATCCACCATCACCAATTGCAACACCAATAATATTACCAAGAGCATTTACAACTGCACTACCAGTCACCCCTTGACCACCACCTCCAATAAAGTCAACTCTAGGCGGCCCACATTTAAGAACATTTGTATCGCAATCTGGTTTAGATGGTAACGCTGGAATCGCATCTTCAAGATCACCTAAAACAGGATCTAATAAAGAACTTATTCCCATCTTACTAATAATGCTATCAAAACTATCCTCAATCGATAGTCCAACTCCATTTTTTGATGAATATGTTGAGTTTTCTGGACAGTTTTGTGCGTCACACTCAAGAGCATTCGTAACTATATTTGCATATTTAATTGCCTTTGAAAATGTTTTACTAGGCAAAACAATTCCACCACCTTGAATATTATTCAATTGATCAAATAAACCACCTAATTGTGTGTCTAAAATATTGTTAATCTGTCCAAACATGTCACCCAAAAAGTTTTCAATACCGCAAGTTGGAACATCTAATACTTGACCGATCATATTTTCTAAACTTTTAGAAAGATAATCTAACAACTCATCTTGTATTTTTTCAAAATTGCAGAACATCACATCAGTTAAATCTTTAGTCGCTTTTCCAGCGGACGCTCTTAAAGGTAATGGAGTTTTATCTTTTAAAGTTTTTGATAGTTTATCTAAAGTATCATTTACAACCCAAGAACGGCCACGACGGACTATTCTTGTCATCGAATTTTGAAGTTTATTTGCTGTTAGTTTTACTTCTGATTGTATGTCAACAATACCACCGTAGATTGGATTTACAAATACATCACTTGAATTTAATTTTTGGAGAGTCTGTAACTTTTGAGTAAAATCCTTCATTGTATTGGTTATCTTTGATAACTCATTATCTTGACATGCGGTAGCATTATCAACCCTTATATTCGTAGCTTCATTAAATTGTTCCTCAGAAACACATTTTACTTCTCCAGCGCCACCAGCAGGGCACATTTGTCCAGTCCATTCATTATTATCCCCATTTCCGTTCCCATTTCCATTTCCGTTCTTTTTACCACTATGAACTCGATGTTTACCAGCAGATGCTCTCACTTCTGGTGGTGTATATGGTTTAAAGCAAGTTTGTTTCTTTGCATTAAACTCTGCATTTGTCAGTTTATCTTTGATAAAAGTTTGTTTAAACAATGTTCCAAAGATGACTGGTTGTTGACCATCATCACCATCAAAGAAAAATCCAACTACAACTTCTCCACCCTGATATTGCATTGTTTGTCCCTGTCCACCAGTTGTTGAGGTGTTAGGAGGCAACAAAACATGTGCAAGAGGTAGATCCTCATCTTTTAAATCATCTTCACACCCATGATATCCAACAATACGAACACGACATCGATGTGAATAGATGTCTTTATTATTCTTAGCCTCTTCCTTCTCTAAGGAATCTCCCCACTTTCCTTTCTCTGGATCAGTCACTTGACCGATCCACCACCGCATTGGATCTTTTCCTATAAAATTAGTTGATGGTTGATACATCTATTAGTCGTCGTAAATTAAACACTCTGGTTCATCTGGGTGATTATCGCAGAATAATTCTAAAGCATTTGGGTCATGATGATCGCCTGCTGCGATCTCTTCTTTATGATGTTCTGCGTATTCCTCTAGTTCATGCAATTCCTCTTTAGCGTGTCTTCTTGCTGCTGGGTTTGCTTGTGGATCATCGATAATTTTTTTATCGTGTTCCATGTGATCTTCGATTGATTTCATAAGATTAGTTCTTTTTTACTATTTAAGCGGTAAATACATCACGAATTAGTTTAAGTTGTGTTTCAGCACTACTACCACCAATTAGGTGTCTTAATTCACACACTAAGTATTTACCACTAGGATCATTAGTTCTTTCATTTCCATAAGAATCTGTTTTAGAACCTTCACCATCTTTTTTGACAGGTAGTTTGATATTGATTACTTTTCCAGCTCTTAAAGTTGTATTCAATGGAATTGATATATTTAGAGACTGTGAAAATAATAAGTTATTTCTAATATAGGATTTATTTTGATAAACGGCAAGCTCACTTATTGGTTGAACTTCATCTTTCTTTGATCCTTTCTGTGCAACTCCAAAATCATTTACACGAAGCATTAATCGACTTGGAAAATTTTCAATGCCATCCAATAATTTAGGCGGTCTTTTTAAATTTAAATCCGTAATTTTAAAATCAACCTCATCAAATTGTTGATTTTCAATATCAATATATAATGTTCGATTGGCATACATTCCCATTCTTAAATTCATACCAATATCATTTGTTTGGTTCAAATTATTCTGTAAAATTTTAAAGAAACCTTGATCGCCAGGTTTATCTGTTTGTGTATATGTAATTGGTTCTTGTTCCAGTAAACTTTTGATTGATTTAAATTTATAACCGTCTAAAGTTTCATAAAATAAAAAACCAAACTCTTTTTTATCTGATTGTGTTTTCGGGCATAACCATTGAATTGTATCAAATGGTCTTTTTAAATTACCCACAAAAGAATAAGAATTCAGAGCATCATCTTTTTCTAGTTCTTTAGAAGTTTGAATTCCTTTTTTATCTTTTTTTAGTAAGTCCTCAACAGTTTTTGATACATTACCAGTAAATTTTTTATTGACTCTTGCAGTCTCATTTGTAATCGACTCAACTGAAACAAATTCTAAAGTTGCAACCTGTTTATTTGTCTCTGTTACTACATCTCTTACAGAGTTCAACATCAATTTTTGTTTTTTAGATGTAATTTTAAATTCATCAACTTCTCCATCTTTAACTGTCAGGTCTATATATTCTCCACCAGTGATTCCTTCTCGACCTAAAACTTGGTCAATATCAATGAAAGTAATGGTCATCGATATCGTTGGACTCTCCAGACTTTCATAATAATCAATGATTGGATTTCCAAGACCTAATTCATAAGGTTCTTTCAGAGAAGAACTCTCACTTGGCATTAACATGCATTTGGTTATAAGAAATTTAGCTTCTGCCATTACGTTATCATCCTAGCAACTTCGGGAGGTAATTCTGATTCATTTATCGATAAATATTGATTTTTTGAAAGTTTAACAAAGGGAATATTGCTTGTGGTCTTTTTAATTGATGCAATTGAAACTTGTGGTTTATTAGCTTGAACAATTACATCGTTATTTGGGGGATTGTTATTAACTCCTGATTGATTAGTTACAACGTTGGTTAATTCATCAATTGATTCTGAATTTTCATTAATTGACAAATCTATGCCATTATTTCCTTTAACTGGTTCTACAAACCTAAACTTTGTTTTAGCATCTACTGATAGACCTGATTTCATATCTAAGAGAGTTTGTCTCTTCATTTCCATCTCATCACTTTCCATTTCAATAATCTCTGTATTTTTCCCTTCTGCCTTCATTTTTTCAATTTTAGTTTCATGAGCTGCAATTTCTCTCTCTAATTTTTCGATTGTCATATCTTGTTCTCCTTCAATGACATTGAATTTCTTTTCATCACCGTTAGAACCCTCTTTATCTACCTCTTTATCGACCTCTTTATCACCCTTTGAATTTTCTTTAAGTATTTTATCAAACTCCTCTCCTGTTATCGTTCCTTCTTTGAATTGAGATTTTGCATCTTCTATTTTATTGTATTGTTCCTGTGTTATCTTTCCCTCTTGAAGATTAAAATATGCATCATTTACTTTTTGCATTCTATCTTGTCCCTTTTTTTGTTCATCAAGCACTTCAGCTGAAGCTTGATCTGCATTTTCTAAACTTTCTTCAAAACTTTCTTGTTTATTTTCTTTGTCTATTAAACCCTCCTCTGTGAGAGTATCATCCATTCCATTTTCTACAGTAGAATCTGTCACACCCATGTTAGAATCAGAACTGCCACCAGATCCACCTTTAAATATACTATTAATTAATTCTCCAAATTTTGAACTTGCTCCTTCAAACTTACTTTCTATACCTTGTTTTATGCCTTTAAAAAATTTACCGATACCTAAAGGAGCATAGGTAGCTGGATCAAATACTCCTGATATATTTTTACCAAGCCAACTCATACCTTTATCAAATACGAATTTAAGTCCCTCTGAGATTTTTGGAATAACAAATTTTGTTAATAACATTGGTGCGATAGTTGGCACCATAGACAATAAAGCACCACCTTTCACTAATGCTGATATAAGTCCACCCAGAAAACCTCCTCCTCCACCACCAGCTTGTGGTTGTGCTGCTGGGCCTTGTTCTCCCTGTGGGCCTTGTTCGCCCATCGCAGCAACTTTTTCAGACATCTCTCTTTTTTGTTCTGCGTCCTCAGCTTCTAAACGTCTATCTTCCTCTAAATCCTTTTCTAATTTCCTATCTACAATTATGTAATTTGCAATATCTCTAACTTGTGTTTGTATTGTCTCAATGGACACTGATAAACTTTCAATTAATGCTCTTTGGTTATTGATGATTCCCAAATTATTATTAACTTTTGTCAGAGCAGAATTAGCCACATCTCCCACAGAACTAATTCTGTCGAAAAAAGAGTCCACATTTATTTTTTTATTTTCTTCATCCATATCTTTGAACACCTTGTTTTTGTTGGTTCTTTAGATTTTGTTCTTCAATATACTGCTTGAGAAGAGTAACATAAACTTCTCTTTCCCAAGGCATCATATTTTCGAGTTCCGTCAAGCTATATTTATGGTATTGCATGAGAGCAAAATTAATTCGATAATAAGATTCAAGATCCTCTCGTGCAATACTTAGGCGAAAAAATCAGCAAGACCCTCCAAAACGACACTACTCTTTTCTTTTGTCTTTGGATTCACAACTTCAATTGTGTGTGATAATTTAGGCATTGTTGAAAAAAATTTTTCAACTTCTTTATATTGTTTTGAACTTAATTGTTGTACAAAATCAATTCTTTCCTGTGGAGTGTAATCTTTAGCATCCCACGCATCTTCTTCAGTAAAAATTGTATCAATGCAATCGGCAATAACTCTAAAAGTTTTATCAACCACAGTTTGTGCTTCATCATCCGTGTTAAAATTATTTTTAACAAACTGACTAAGAGATGGATATTTCATCCGAAGAGATAATTTATCATCTAAAGCAATATCAGTTTTATGACCTCTTTGCTTTTGCACCTTGATCTCGTCCACATATATTGTTACTGGAACTTTTGTTTGATTATCATCAGGACAAGTAACATTTAATTTAATATCTTCTCCAATTGATTTAGCTCGAATATTTAAAAATAGATATTCGATATCAAACGTAGGTAAATTATCAACATCAACTCCTTTTGTTAAAATACATTTTTTTAAAACGTCTGTTACAGCATTTGTAATTTGGTTTTCACTTTTTGATTCAAGAGCGATGACTAATATTTTCTCCTCTTTAACAAGGAAAGGTCTATATCTGACTTTTTTATTTGATGATGGCAACTTCAACTCATAGGTTGGAGTTTCAATCGTTGGTAAAGGCATAATAATCTATTCAGCGATTTATTTAGTATGTAAATTACATTATAATATAGAGAAAAACGCAGGCTCGTTGCCACTGGCAATTCTATTTCCTAAATCTGATGCTCTTGGAGGTTTCTCTATGAGTTTTTGTCTTTCAACAGCCTCTGCATTAGAATTTATTACATCATTTGGCGAATTGAGAACTGCTTTTTTATGTTCTCCCTTCTTAGTATAAGATGTATAAAATCTATCATATGCAAACTGCACACTACATCTTAACACATTTGAATCACCATAGGCAACTCTCATTGATGTTAAATCAGATGGCCACACATTCATAAATTTAAATTGTGAAAAACTTGATTTATAAGATTCTCCTCTGTTGAGTCCTTGATTGAATGCGTCTGGATCATCAAAATCTCTTCCTTGTGTATCAGTCCCAGCTCTACGACTACCACGACCACGATCACGACTACTAATAAAAGAATCTCTCTCAAATTTAGTGATACTGATAAATTCTTTATAATCTGCTGGATAATTAAATCGTGTGAATGCTTGTTGTTCTTCAAATTCTGTAAAAACTGGATTGATATATGACATCCAACTTTCTAACACCTGTATTATTACTTGATCTGCATCACAGTAGAAAACTAAATTTAATGGTGGAAAGTTTCTTAAATTTGGAAATGTTTCTTGAATACCTTGACGATGACCAACTGCTGTGTCTGTGTTAAAATTTGTGCCTGGAATTTCAGCTTGTGTGCATAATAAAGACATTTTTTCAGTGAGTTTATTACTTTGAGTTCGAGCACCACTAGGAAGTTTTCCTAGCCATCTATCTGATTTTGAAAATTGAAAAGTAACCTCATAAAAAGTATCAAGAGAAGGTCTACCAATAGTGTCTCTAACATCTAAAATACTATTTCTATTAGGGTTTGATCCAAATATCTCACTTGCGTTCGGGAATCCCATATTCTTAATAAATAAGTTTGAGTTGTTATTACTATATATGAGTTATAAGGGAATATATAGGCCTTCTAATCCCAAAAAATACAAAGGAGACTCAAAAAACATTGTTTATCGATCTCTTTGGGAGAGAAAGTTCATGAATTACTGTGATTTGAATG